ACCATGGAGTTTCTGGAGGATGGCATGCTTTCGCAGTTATTGGCTCATGGCCCTGCGATCCTTGGTGACGGAGAAGAGAATTAATAATATTTACGACCGAAACGTCGAAAAACTATGGGGTTGGGAAAAGTGAGTCTATGGACTCTGGGGTCAAAACGGTGGACTGAGTCCTTAATATTTCCGTGCTAGAAACAACGCCGAGAGACTGCACGGCCCCCCAAGATCTTCGTTGGTTTTCCTAATGTACAGTCCCTTGTTCCATACAAGGCATCCCATACAAAATGGATAATCAACAAAAAGACTTGGCTGCGATTGGCCGTGAACAAATCAAGAAGGCAAAAGCCTCCGCCGTAACTTTTCTCATTGATGCTGAAAAGCATTCCCGTGACGTTTATAAACGTTACAATAATAGCCCCAAATCCCTATCTGATGCGCGACTGGCGTCGGATATTATGAAAGAAATTTCTGCCCAACTTGACCGAGACATCACGTCGTGTGAGAGCCTCATGGTTGAGGGCCAGAACAAGGTTCTCCAAACGGACAAACCTCTTCCTTCACCACAGACACTTCTTAACATTCTTCCTATCCAAGTCCCTATTGGACCTCAGGCCGCGTTGGCCGAGCAGGAACGGATGAATCGTGTCCGTGCGACCGCGAATGGACTGCGATACTGTAGTACCAAGGTCCTTGACCCCCAAGATGACTCCTCTGTCGAAGAAATTCTCGAAGATGGTATGGTCGTGGTTAAATCCTTCGTCCTCAATGGACAGAGGGAGACCGAGATCAGGAAATATTATTCATCTAGTGGCCGTCCAGTTCAACCTAAGTTTGTTCATGTTGACGTTAACAATCAACGTTATGCTGATCAATTCTTTGAAGAGTTGAGGAACTAATCCTATCCGTGACCTGGAATGTCGGTAAACTTACCCATGGAGTCTACAGCCTAACATCCCCTCCTTGGGGGTGATCACCCAAAATTCACATGAATGCTAAATCGGTTTATTCCGTAAATGCCTAGAGACTGCACGGGTGTGCTCTCAGCGGCTGTCGATGTACAGTCCTCCATGTAGTCGGAGAATTCCATACAAAACTACAAAATGCCCCGCAAAGGAAAGAAAATCCTAGGCGCCCTTAAGGGTGCCGTAAAATTTACCCGCAAAGTCGCGGCCAATCCATTGGTTCGTACTCTTGCAAATGAAGGTATTAAACGCCTTCCCCCCAAGGCCAGACAAGCTGTCTCTAAAGCTTCCAATCTGGTTCGAAATGCTCGCCCCATTGTTCGTACAGTGATGCAGACCCTACCTTCGTCGGTGGGGAATGTCATTATCTCCAACAATGACTCTGTGACCGAAGAGAAATTCGAGTGGGACCTCATCACTGGGGTCTACATTCCTAATTCTGGAGCACCGTACAACGGTCACCTTAACATCCCTCTTACACCCTATAAGTCCTTCACGTCCAGTGAGGCCGGTGGTGTGGCTACAACTTCCTGGGATCGAACCCTTGAGTCCTACTACCCTAGATTCACTCATTATCGTGTGAAGAAGGTTGAGTTGGTGTACTCGGGTACCGCTCCAACAAATGCAACGATAGGCCAGAGTACTGGTTCTGTCTACTTTGCTTGTTCCCAGGATCCCACAATGAATGCTCCAGAAACGTCTGAGTATTCGATGATGGAGAAATCTGTTAAAGCCCCGATCTATGGTAGTGGTGCCACTTTGACCGCTAACATGGACAAGAAGGATTGGTTTTCCCTTGACCCAACGAAAACCTACTCCCAGATAGCTGGGACGAGCACCGATCGAAAGGTCTTTTGGGCAGGAATTGCCTTCATCGCGTTTTCCGAGCTTTCCGTTCCTACGGTAAGCGTTCGCATGCGCACGACCTTTGAATTTAAAGGTAGGAACCCCGCTTATGAAGCAGGTTCCACAGATCTTTATTTCATGGGAACCAACAACCCACAAACGACCCCCCTGAATGGCACTCTTCACCCATCTCAGGGCTCATCTCCGCCCCAAGTCACAGTCAACTCTTCCAATGAGATCTGTCGACCAATCTCTGCTGGTTATCGACTTCTGAAGTTTCTTAACTTCACCAGCAACGCTTCGCCCGGTGGTAGCG